TATGCTTTTTTAAAATGCTTTTATTACAAAACCTTTACTATTTTTAAAAGGAAGAACTAATGTATGTTCTTCAAGTTTGTTCAAAGTTGGATAATTTTCTTTGCTGTATTCTTTGTGAAAATCCTCAATAGTTTCATATTCATTAAATTCACAACGAATACCGATAGGGTCAAGTTCTGTTTCTTCTTCACAGCCATCATCAAACTCCTCAAAATATGCCCATAAAGATTTTTTTGCATCATAAGAAAAGTCCTTTCCTAGAGCATCTTGAAATTCCCACTCTGTAATTGTTTTCTTCATTTTATTTTCCTTTCAACAGAATATCCTACATATATTTAAATGCTTTGCAAGTTTTTTGTACTCTAAAATTATGCTTTGTTGTGAGTTGTTTATTTGTATTGATTATTGAATACTATCAAGAGTTTTACTCTACTTTAGAATGATTATAAACTAAAGTAATACAAAGTTATTTCTAGCAAAATCCACGATCCTTGGTCCACGCTAAACCTTGCGAGATCCTTGTCGCCTGTACCTTGTCGCCTGTGCATTCGCCTGTGCCTTTTTTATGGAAATTTTTTTCGCCTGTGCTTTGTCGCCTGTGCCTTGTACGTAAGATATAGATATATATTTCATCCTAAATCTGTACCCTCATCTATATGAATTTCTACTTGACCCTCATTTTCATAAGTTTTTAAAAATTCATAGTTTTTTAAGGTTTTTTCATTAGAATAAATAACCACATTTTTATTGAGGTTGTATTTATTTAGTTCTTTTATTAGTTCTTTTATATTCATTTGACACCTTTATTGATTTGTTTATTATGGGAGATTACAGGAGAAAAATATGAAAGTCTATAACATAAAAAACACTAATTTTAGTGAAATATTAAAACACGTTTCAACTAAACTTAATATATGTGTTGATAGTAATCCTATATCTAAAAATTGTTACAGGGTTAAATTAGTAAAGCAAAAAGGAACTAAGAACTATCAACGTAAAGGTTATACACCAAATAAAAATGGTACACCTAGAAAAGTCAATGCAATATGTTGGCATGGGTTCAGGGACTTTTTAATTGAGTTATATAAACTTAATTCAAGTTTTAGAGTGGTTACGGCTCAAATCACTTATAATAATAAAGAAGATTTTGAGTTAAAATATCCTGATACCGCCAATATTAATATTGGTTCTATGGTTCAACCTTTAAACTATGAAGATGCTTGTTTTTGTAATGTAGCATAAACCGAGTTACTCCGAGCCGCGAGCCATGTTTCATGGTTCGCGGCTTTTTTTTCGCTTGTGGTTTTTTCGCTTGTGGTTTTTTCGCTTGTGGTTTGTTTCAGTTATTAAAAATAAAGTGTGATAAAAATGTCACAGTCTAAAATTATTTTACTTGCCCTATAAGTTATACTTGACCTATAAGCATAACTATGGTTTATAGGATATTAAAGGAGATAAATATGAATAAAGAAATAATGTTAGAGGTTAAGAATAAATATGGCAGGGATTTAATATATCCAAGTTGCCATATTGCCAATGCTTTGATTAAATTAAAAGATAAAAAGACTTTTAAAAAAAGTGATTTAGAAGTTTTTAAAGCATTAGGTTTATCAATCCAATGGAAAGCGGGGAAAGTATGAGCAATAAAAATGTACGAATAATGCAAGTTGTTGCGGTCTTAATGCTTAACAATGCCTTTATATTGTTAGCGGTTGCGGATATTGATTTTTTAAATATCGCACTTTATGGCGGTTGGTTCTTGATCATTGTTGCTGGAATATATTTAGCTAGAGCAACTGAAGAGATGGTTAATGATTTCAATGCTAGATATCGAGAGCAGGAAAGTAGGTATAAATGAGCATGTATAGAGGTTATCAAATCACTAAAACTAGTAGCGGGGAATATATTTTCTATGGTACTAGTATCAATGCTTTTTTTAAAACTGAAGAAGAAGCCATGAATAAAATAGATAGTCTTGAACGTGAACGTGTAGCACGTGACAAGGCAAACATTCAACGTGTTGATAATCAAATAAAAAGCTAGACCGATCAACCACCACGCCACGCCACGTTGACCACGTGGCGTGGTTTCTTTTTGCCTATGTATTCGCGTGTAGGTTGCACGCGAATTCCGCGCCGTTGGTAGCTCGATAGAGGTACCAACACAACATCAGAGTTCGAAGATCATTATTACTTAAATCAGTATTATTAAAAAAGAATTATTATTGTTAGTCTTTATTGTCGGATTTGGACGGTTAAAGCCCCCAAAACCATTATGGGATATACCCTTGATTATTGTCGTAATACGGAATAAATTACAAAAATTCATATTGAAACGGGAAAAAAATTTTAAAAAAAATTTTTCAAATGCAAATAAACCTAGAAAAAATTAAAAAATTACCACCGGATGTTAAAAAAGACTTCTTTAAGATGTATCTTAAATATTCGGAAAAAAAGCAGCAGGAGACGATCCGAAAGGACTTTCTAGCCTTCGTTAAGTATATTTGGCCTGATTTTATCCAGGGATACCACCATAAAATTGTTGCCGAGAAATTTAACGCTATGGCGGAAGGCAAGCTTAAGCGGCTAATTATCAACATGCCACCAAGGCACACGAAATCAGAATTCGCCTCATCCTTGCTTCCGGCGTGGATGATCGGCAGGAACCCTAAACTGAAAATTATCATGACCACCCACACTGGGGAACTGGCAGTACGCTTCGGCCGTAAAGCCAAGCACCTTATTGATTCTCCAGAGTATCAGAAATTTTTTAGCACGCGGCTACAGGAAGACAGTAAAGCGGCCGGAAGATGGGAAACGGCGCAAGGCGGAGAGTACTTCGCCGCTGGTGTTGGTGGAGCGATAACAGGACGGGGCGCGGACTTATTGATTATAGATGATCCACACTCCGAGCAAGATGCCATGAACTTAACCGCACTTGAGCGAGCTTACGAGTGGTACACCTCAGGACCACGACAACGTTTGCAACCGGGTGGAAAAATTGTTTGCGTGATGACACGCTGGAACACTAAAGATTTGACAGGCATGCTTATGCAGTCGCAAAAAGAAGCAAAGGCTGATCAATGGGAACTCGTCGAGTTTCCGGCGGTTATGCCGAGTGGTAAGCCAGTATGGCCGGAATACTGGAAGTTAGATGAGTTAGAAACCGTCAAAGCTTCGTTATCACTTGGCAAATGGAATGCACAATGGATGCAGAACCCAACATCCGAAGAAGGTGCAATCATCAAACGAGAATGGTGGAAGAAATGGGACCATGACTTTATGCCGAAGTTAGAGCATATCATCCAGTCTTATGACACTGCCTTCATGAAAAAGGAAACCGCGGATTTTTCTGCGATTACGACTTGGGGCGTGTTCCGTGAGTCGGAAGACTTGCCGCCTAATCTAATTCTCGTCGATGCCATGAAAGGCCGCTACGAGTTCCCTGCTTTACGAAGAAAGGCTCTGGAACAATATAAATACTGGCAGCCGGAAACGGTCCTCATCGAAGCGAAAGCCTCGGGGCTGCCGCTCACCTACGAATTAAGAAATATGGGAATTCCCGTTGTTAACTTTACACCGAGCAAAGGAAATGATAAGCATACAAGGGTAAACTCGGTCGCGCCGCTATTTGAAAGCGGGACCATATGGGCGCCCACTCACAAAGGGTTTGCACAGGAAGTCATAGAGGAATGCGCAGCGTTCCCTTATGGCGAACATGATGACCTGGTAGATTCCATGACGCAAGCCGTCATGCGCTTCAGGCAAGGCGGACTAATACCGCATCCTGAAGACTATAAGGAAGAAAAAATTATTAAGGGGAAACCGATATACTATTAATGGTTAAAAAACTAACTACAACCGTACCTCCCAAGCAAGGTCCCCTACCACAAGGCTTGAATATTAAATATAAAAAGGTTAAAACCCTACTGGAGAATAAATGGCAGAGATTGACAAAACGTTACCCAACGTTAAACAAACAGTAAATATACCCGCCCCTGAAGAAATTGAAATTGCCGAGCAGGAAGAACTAGCTCAGCAGCAGGAAGCAGGTCAACCCGTTGAAACAACAGAAAACGAAGACGGCAGCGTTGATGTAAATTTCGATCCGCGAGCCGTGAACCCCGGACAAGACGAAGGACACTTCGCGAACCTTGCAGAATTATTACCCGACGACGTCATCGATCCCTTAGGCTCCAAACTCTATACCGATTATTCGGATTATAAAATGTCCAGACGTGACTGGGAAAAAGCCTATACCAGCGGCCTGGATCTTTTAGGATTCAACTACGAAGACCGAACCGAGCCTTTCAAAGGCGCCAGCGGTGCCTCGCACCCCGTACTCGCAGAAGCGGTCACGCAATTCCAGTCTCTGGCTTATAAAGAACTGCTCCCGGCTCAAGGACCGGTACGAACGCAGATCGTGGGACTTCAGTCTCCCGACAAGGAGCAGCAGGCGATCCGGGTTAAAGAATATATGAA